GCAAATCCGGAACAGGCTTGGGCATTATACTGTCTTCCCTCCTTTTTGCTTGTTGCTGTACCGCAAGCTGCCATCCAAGATCGATCCCTCATCGGGGAACACTGAATCAAAGTGCGAACCCAAAAAGGTTTCAAAGACATACTTGAGCTTATTGGTGAGGTCGCCCAGGAAAATGAAGATGGCGAACATGAAAAAGAGTCCAGCAGTATAGGAATCCACAAAGTCCTCCAGCCCTTTGCGAATAGGGATGATGGGAGTAGAAATGTTCATGAAATAGACCAACCAGAAGGCTGTAATTCCAATGAGGGACACTTCCATCGCCAAATCAAACAGCTGGTACGAAAGACCCTTTGTTTCCCAGTCCTTCTTCTCCTCATTGTACTCGTCAAACAGGTAGTACAGGACAAACGATAAGAGAGCGCCCGCAACCGTATACATGACGGAAAAGACGGCAATGTTCCCGGTGACTCGTACAGCATCGTTCACCGTTAAATGAATCGAATGAACTGTGTAGGCATGAGTCGTTTTTGCCATTATTTTACTCGTGTGAAAATACTAATACTGGCGGATGAACTTCAATATCAAACGCTTCAATGTAGAGATGATCAAGCAGAGATGCGCCCCTGATTCTCATAAATCACCTATGATCGTGATTATCGGGAAGAAAGATACTGGAAAGTCATTCTTGGTCCGTGATCTTCTGTTTCACAATCAGGACGCGTTCCCGATTGGAACCGTGATTTCGGGAACGGAAGTCGCGAATCGTTTCTTTCAAGATATGGTTCCCTCCAAACTCATTCATGACAAGTACAAACCTGAAATTATCATGAACGTGATTCGTCGTCAACTTGCTCTTAAACAGCAGCGGGGAGCAGGTGGAGGTGGATCAAATGTAGATCCTCGCGCATTCTTGATTCTTGATGACTGTCTCTACGATTCATCGTGGATTAAAGAGGAGTCGACACGATACGTGTTCATGAACGGTCGTCACGTTGACCTGTCCACAATGATTACAATGCAGTACCCTCTCGGCATTACCCCCAATCTTCGCACGAACGTCGATTTCGTCTTCATTCTGCGCGAGAATATTCTTGGTAACCGCCGTCGTATCTACGAGAATTACGCAGGTATGTTTCCCACGTTTGAAATGTTCTGCCAGTTCATGGACCAGTGTACAGAAAATTATGAGTGCCTTGTGATCTGCAATTCATCGCCATCGAATAAATTGGAAGACCAAGTGTTCTGGTACAAGGCGAGCGACCATCCGCCATTTCATATGTGTGCGGATTCGCTCTGGGTGGACAACAAGCCCTTTATGTCAACAATGTTAGCATCCAACGAGTACAACCCCGACGCCCTCAACAATCGTAAAGGTCCGTCCGTCTGGGTCAAGAAGGGCGGTACTTAATCCCGCATGGCGCCCTCCGTCGGGTGAATCGGCTTTCCGAGATCCGCCAGCTGATTCTGTTCCGCACGGCGCTTAGCGTTCTCCTCCTTCTGTGCCTTAATGGAGTTCTCGCGCTCCTCAGCAAAGAAGAGCTCGCGATTCGCCTCGTTCTCCTTGTACTTGCGCATGATCTCGTTGAGCTGGGAGTTCGCGTACTCCACATTCTCCATCAGGTGCTCAGACGGTTCCCACGGCAGCCAGCAGCCCATACGACCGATCATGAGATTGTCCTTCGGGTACTTGCGCTGGAGAACCTTGCACCACAGCTGCGCCTCCTCGTACGAAGGGAAGGCACGGCGGACCTTCACACCACGAACATTGCACTGGAAGTTGTTCTCGCGGTCATACGACTCCTGAACCTCCTTCTCGTGCTTGAGGAGGAACACCTGGTACTGCTCCGGAACATCCGTGCTCTTGACAGCCTGGCGGTGAACCTTCTCGAACTCGTGGACATCCTTCATGACATCCTCAATCTTGAGCTCGTACTTCTTCGAGATGTAGGCGACGAAGTTCTCGAGCCCCTTGACCTTCCAGTCGTAGTCCATCCACTGGATGAACTTCTGGAAGAAGTAATCCTGCTTCTTGGCGATGACCTTCTCGGGCGAGAGGAAGGAGACAATGCAGTAGCGCTGGTTGGGGAGCTCGGGGTCCTCATCGAGGTAGTCGACAACACCATCCTCATCGTGTACGGGCAGCTCAACCTTCTTAGAACTCATTTATACTATTGACCCTCACTCGTTAAAATACTTTTTTCCCGCAGGTATACAAACCAAAATGATGTGGATGGCTCTCTATGCGGCGGTGCTCTTCTTTGTCCTCACCCCCGGCGTGTTCCTGTCGCTGCCCGCCGGCGGCTCCAAGACGACGGTCGCCCTCACCCACGCTGCGGTCTTCGCTGGCGTCTGGTGGCTCACCCACAAGGCGGTGTGGAAGATGGTTGCTGGAAAGTAAATATTGACTTCAATCAAATGCTAAAAAAATCAGATTGGAAGATTGGAGGATTCTCCTTCCTTCCGATTCTTTTTGGAGTTGTCATGGCAGCCATTGACGTCGTCATGATGTTCACTGCCAAGTTTGTGAAGCTAGGCACTCTATCGTACGGCGTCGGACTCACAGTCGCTACGCTTGTGTATTCTGTGCAGCCCTACCTGTTTATGATCGCCATGAATTTTGAGAACATGACCGTCACAAATCTTATCTGGAACCTCGCGTCTGATGTCCTGGTTACCCTATCTGGCATTTTGGTGTTCAAGGAATCGATTCAGGGACTGCGTTGGGTTGCCATCGGCATGAGTCTGGTGACTCTCTTCCTCTTCGCCTACACCGATAATTGAAAATTTCTCCTTCATGAAGTATAAACCAAGATGGCCACCCCCGCTGCACCCCCCGCCCCCTCTATGGGAATTGATGTTGCCGACCTAGTGAAGCGCCTGGTCAAGTACGCCCTCGAGGGTCTCGCCGTCGCCGTGGCGTGCTACCTGCTCCCGGGCAAGAAGCTCCGCGTTGACGAGATCGGCACGATCGCCCTGACGGCGCTCGCGGTCTTCGCCATCCTCGACATCTACGCCCCGTCTGTCGGCTCGTCCGCGCGCACGGGTGCCGGATTCGGTATTGGCGCTAATTTAGTAGGTTTTCCCGCCCGCCTGTAAATTTACAGGTAGCAGGAGTACCTATATAAATGTTCCGCTTGAACGGTAAGTGGTATACCGTTTCCCCCAAAGCAGGTGAACCCGAGCGCCAAACACATGCTATCATGTGGTCCTTGGCGTCTGGTACTCCTGTCCTTCAATCGTATCGTGAATGGTATGCTCGCGAACGGAAAATAACCTCTCTGTTGTATCCCAAATGAACTCGGAGTTCATGAAAACTGGACTTCTGGCTGGAGGATTTACTCTTGTTCTCTTGATCACCTTTGTGGGTCTGTACTGGATCGTCCGTGGATTTCCCCCGGCATCTCGCAGCATTCTTGAGACAGAGACTCCGTCTGATTTGAATATTCCTACCGACAAAGCCCACCTCCTCTTCTTTTATACGAACTGGTGCCCGTATTCGCAGGAAGCCCAGCCGGCGATCAAGAGTCTGGAAACGATTCTTCAGGAGTACACGTACGGAGGAAAGAAAGTCGATATTCAACATGTCGACTGCGAGCGCGATCGCAAGACCTGTTCGCAGTTCAAGGTGGATTCGTACCCTTCGTACAAGCTTCAGACGACCACAAAAACGTATGAGTATCTAGGCCCCCCCACTGTCTCCGTTCTCCGTGAGTTCCTCACAAAGGCGCTCGGCTCTGAACTCCCGGTAGGCGGACCGACCGACAAGGAGTAGATGCTGAATAATCTTTGTCGATTCGTAGAGACTGAACATACTTGATTCCGATTCCACCAGCAAACAGGTATTCTGAGGATACTTGCGATGAATATCGTATGTCTCTTTGATCGTGCGACAGAACGGAACACTCGAAAGGTAGTTTGTCGCATTGATCTCTCTGCCATTTGAGGTCATGAGAAGCAGGGTTTGAGATCGCAAGTCGACTGGAATAGCATTCATAATGTTCTGGCATAAGACTGCACCGTCCACATACAGATGCCCTTCAAACTCGTGCGGCGTGAAAATGTAGGGCAGTGAAAATGAGGAGCGCAGAGCATCCCACACACGAATAGATGGTCCAAAAATAACCGGTTTCAGATCTGTGAGATCCGAAGCAATGATTCGTAAGGGAATTGCAGCATCGCCGATTCGTAAGGTGTCGAAATTCATGTTGCGCACAGTAAATGCTTTTTTAAGGAGGTCGTAGATCTTCGATCCATCATCAAGACCCTTTGTTTGCGTGAGTCCAAGAATGGACTGTAAACGAAGAGGATGGAAAGCTTCCTGGATATTTCCCAGAAACTCGACGAATTCTTGAAATTCGGGAACAGAAAACTCAAACGCAATAAAGGTGGAAATAAGTGCACCGATAGAAATGCCGTAAACTCCTCCGGGAAACAGGTTGTGAAGAAAGGGTTCAGACTCTTGTTCGGACAGTTCCTGCAGGGCACCAATTTGTAATGCTCCGCGCATTCCTCCACCATTCAGTCCGAGGACGGAGTATTTCATTGATGGTTCTTTTCTATGAGTATGAAAATGCTTCGGGCAAAAGACCTTTGGAAGCAGGAGGAAGAACGCAAGACTGCGAAGATGCAGGCTATGCGCCCTGTTCTCTCAAATTTATCAAGTCAACTGAAAACTTATGCTATACAGAACCCTGAAGCCCCCTACTTTGCATACGATGTTCCCTCCTTTGTGTTTGGGTACCCTCTGTACGATCATAGGGAAGCTGTAGAGTACGTTCGCGACGCCCTTGTGGAACAGGGATTCCAGGTCTGGATTTCTGGATCTTTGACTCTCGTGATTTCATGGCTAAAACCCGCTGCTCCCAAAACCGTTTCGAGGGTTCCTACTGTTCCCAATTATCGCCCCTTTGTCTACGATGACGGGGCTATGGACTTTTTGCGTAAACGCTTA